GTTCGACGAATGCCGCTCGGCCCTTGCCGCGGGCGCGAGCTGATGGCAGGCGGCACGCTCAGCATCCGGCTGACCATCGCGGAGGCACAGCAATTCCGCGACGACCTGCAAAAGATCGGCGCCGCGGGCGCATCGGCGCTCGACCCGCTCAAGCAGAGCGCCGCTGAGCTGTCGCAGCGATTCGGAACGCTCACCGAATCGCAGAACTTCGCTGCGAAATCCGCGCAAGCAAACCGGGCAGCACAGGACGAAAGCCGGGCCGCCATCGCGAACTTGCGCGGACAGCTCGACCCAGCCGTTGCCCTGTTGGCGCGCTATCAGACGCAAATGGACACCGTCAATGCGGCTGTCGGGCGGCAGGTTCTCGGGCAGACCGAAGCGAACGCGCTGCTGACCTCCGCAAAGGGCAAATACGAGGAACACGTTGCCTTGCTCGGCCGCGCCGGAGCTGGCGCCCGCGGGCTCAGCGAAGGCTATGGGAACGCGGCGTACAAGGCGCAGCAGCTCAGCATGCAGGTCAATGATGTCATTGCCTCGCTGGGCTCTGGCATCCCTGTCACCACGATGATTATGCAGCAGGGTGGACAGGTCACGCAGATATACGGCGGCGTGGGCAACACCTTTCGCGCCCTCTACAATTTTATAGGGCCGGTCAACCTCGCCCTCGGTGCGCTCTCCGCCGGCCTCGCCTATTTCGCCATCACCAGCGAGAGCGCGGACAGGCAAGTCCGCGGCTTGCAGAACTCGCTCCGCGGCACGCGCGAGGACTACGTTGCCATGGCCGCGGAGGTCGAGAGCGCCGGCCGCTCCGCCTCTGCGGCCACCCTCGGCTTGTCTGTCGCGGACGCCCGCGTGACAGCCACCACCATCGCCAAGAGCCGGGCGTTCCACGGCACCGCCGACGACTTGAAGGGCCTGGTTGTTCTCACCGCATCCGTCGCGGCCGGCATGGGCGAGGATATGCCGAAGGCGGCCGAGCTGATGGCGACGGCCTTGCAAGATCCGGCAAAGGTCGCGCAGCAGCTCGCCGACCAGGGCTTGACGAGCATGTCGCAGCGGCTCGCCGATGCCGTGCGCCTGCTGCAAGCTTCAAGCGACAAGGCCGGGGCCTCTAAGATCGTCATCGACGCCCTCACCGCAGCCTACGGCGGCGCACACTCCAATCTGACAGGCTATCAGCTCGCTGTTGAGCACCTGAAAACGACATTCACCGACACCGACGAAGCCGGGACAAGTTTCGGCGCCGTGCTGATGACCATCGCCGAGAAAGCGGTGAGCGGTGTCGATGCCCTCTTTCAGAAGATGAAGGAAATCAGGGCATGGTCTGGCACGAACATCTGGGGTATCGCGCCGACCGGCGGAGATCCCGCGACAACCGCCGGCGGAGCTGTGACGCCCGTTGGCACGGGTGTTACAGGCGTCACAGCGAGTCTTATGGCCGCGATTGCTGGCGCCTTGCTCGGGCGCAACGGCATCATCGCCAACACCGTCGCCAACACCCCAGGCGCATCGCCGATCTATGATGTCCCGATGCAGGCCGGGCAGCAGGTCTACAAAAACCCGGACAGCAGCGCGAAAGGAATCTTTCAGCTCACCGATGCGACCGCGGCCCGCGGCGGTGTCAACGCGTCCGATTATGCGGAGAACATCACGGGCGGCGTGTCGCGCATCATGGAAGCGGCGGCCGAATGGCAGGGCAACCTCGAGAAATCCGCCAAGGCGTTCCATCTCGGCACGAAGGGGCTGCAAGACGCTATCGCAGCCGCGGGCGGCAATGTCACCCAGGCCGACACGGACTACTGGAATAAGGTCCAGGCCGCGAACGTCTCAAAGCTGCCCGCCCAGGTCAGCGCCGACATCACCACGATGGCGACGCGGGCGAATGCGACGCCGCAGCAGCTCGACCTCGCCTTGCGCATCGCGGTCGTCGAGAGCGGCGGCCGGCAGTTCGTCTCCAAGGTCGCAGGCGCGCCCGCTCCGGCGGCGGCCCCCGCAGCGTCGAACGTGCCCGGCGCCGCTGGCAGCCGGTTCTTCGGCCCGGAGCTGACAGCCCAGGCCGCGAACGCCATCGAAGCGACCAACCTCGCGACGAAATACGCCAACGCCCTCGGCCTGATTCCGGACAAGGCAAAGGAGGTCGAAGCCAAAATAACCGCCATGGGCGTGGCGATGAAAAACCTTGACCCGAACAGCGAGGAATACAAGCGCGACGCCGAGACGCTCGCCCACCTTCAGATAGAGCTTTCCAACACGATCGGACCGCAGGACAAGCTGGTGCGGTCGATGGCTGACGCCCTCGCAGCCGGCGCCGGAGCCACGCCGGTCATGCGCGAGCTGGCAGCGACGGTGCAGCAGGTTCGCAACACCGCGCGCGATGCCAACGAGCCGGTCAGCGACCTCGCTATGCGGCTTGCCATCAGCGACAAGCTCGCAGCTCTCAAGCAAGGGTTTGACCAAGCGACCGGCGCCATCGACTTGCACACGAAGGCCGTCCAGGCGACGAATGCCGAGCTTGATACCGGCGCTGTCTCGCTGATTGCTGCCACCAATGCGCAGCGCGCGCTTGAGGATGCCACGGCTTCCTTCCTGCCCGGTACAAAGGAATTTACAGACGAAATCCGCGACCGCACGCGCGCCTACAACGAAGGCAGCGCAGCCGCCGCAGACTATAAGACCCGGCAGGACGTTTTCGCGCAGCGGGACACGCTCGACCTCATCAGGGCGGAAACCGCGGCGCTCGGCGAGAGCGAGGCCGAGCAAAAGAAGACCATCGACCTGTTGCGGGCGAAGCAGGCCCTTATCCGCAGCGGCGCCGACCTTGCCTCTGCCGCCAGTAAGGAGACGCTCGCCTATGTCGCAGCCATCGACGACGCAAGCGCCGCTCTGCAACGCCAGCGTGGCTATATGGCCGAGTTCGGTTCGTTCATGTCCTCCGCCTTCGGCAACATTCAATCCGCCATCACCCAGGCGTTCGCACAAGGCACGTTGAAGGTTATCGACTTCGGCAATATCGCCCGCTCGGTCGTGTCGGAGCTGGCGGCCGAGCTGGCAAAACTCGCCCTGCTCAACCCGTTCTTGAACATGCTTGAAGGCAAGGATCTGCCGACATTCGCGGGCATGGTGTCGCGGCTGTTCTCGTCGGGCGGGACAGGCGGCAGCACGGACGAAATTCTGTCAGCCATCAAGGCGGGCACGTACAAGGGCGACAGCGGGAGCGGCAGCGGGAGCAGCGGCGGGGGGCTGCTGTCGGATCTCGGCATGCTGGCGACGGCGGGCAAGGCAATCAACTGGATTACCGGCGGCGGGCTCAGCAGCACAATCGACGCAGCCGTGGGCTATTCGGCCTCCGCGACAACCGCGGCGCTCAACAGCATGGGGGCCGGGGTGTATGGGCCTGCGACGCCCGCCGCGGTCGAAGCCGCGGGCGCCGGCTTCGAAGGCTTCACCAACTTCCTGACATCCGCAGGCGAATCAATCGCCACCTGGGCGACCAATCTTGTCGGCGCCGGCACGACAGCCGCAACGGCAAGCTCCGCCGTCGCGGCCGGCGCCGCCGATGCTGTCGCAGCAGCGACGCTCGGGTCCGTGACAGCGGCCGAGACAGCCGCCAATGCGGCAGCCGCAGCAGCAGCCGCATCCGGCACGGCAGCCTCCTCTGCCGCCACTGCAACGGCCGCAGCCAGCGAAACCGCAACCATCGTCGGGACATCGGCCGCCGACATTGCGGTTTACCTGCCCTACATCGGCGCCGCCATCACGCTGGGAACCGAGCTGGCGCTCGGAAACTATCGCGGCGCGGCATGGGTTGTCGGCGGGGCCGCTGTCGGGACCGCCATTCTGCCGGGCATCGGGACAGCGGTTGGCGCGGCTGTCGGCGCCGCCATTGACATGTTTTTTCCGGAGCCGAAAAAAAATACCTACATGGCGACGGCGGTGGATGTCGCGGACGGACAGCTCAGCGTCGGCCGCTCGGTCGCTCAGAACGAAGACCCGACCAAGGCGCGCGAGGCCGCGCAACAGTGGGTCGATTCCATCACCAACATGGACCGCGCCCTGCAACTGACGCTGGTGAATGCCAACGGCACGCTCGGCTCAATCGGTAACAATATCAAAGACTTCCAACAGACGATGAACACGGGCGACCTGTTCGCCCGGCTCCGCTTCACCAGCACCGACACAAGCACGAACCTAGGCCGGGCCGAGAGCCAACTGCTGCCGGGACAGTCCTTTGCGACGCCGCAGGACCTCGGCGCCTTCCTCATGAAAATCGCTACGTTCACCGATGGTTTGAACGACCTCGGCATTCAGCTCGCGTCCGTCGCAAAAGACATCACTGACATTCATATCGCGGGCGTCTCCGGCTCGACGCAGTTCCAGACAGCCTTGAACGCGGACCTTCCGCGGCAGGCTTATGCCGATCAGGCTGCGCTACAGGCCGAAATCAGCAAAGTGTACAACTTCGTCGAAGTGACCATTCCTGCTATGTCATCCGCGACCGGGCACGCGATTTCGTCGTTCCTGCAAGGCATTGTGGACATCAACAAAGCCTATGCAGCGGCGGAGGCCCAGGCGCAGTCCTACGGCTTGTCGATTGACACGCTCGTCGCCGCGAACGACCGCCTGATTGCTCAGCAGATGGCGATTGCGGCGGAAGCCACGCACGTCAATGCGCAAAGCTATGCAGCCCGCGCCGCGACCGTCGCAGGCGACGCGCTGGGCGCCGCGCTGATGAACTTCGAAGCGGCGGTGCCCGCGCAACAGGAAGCCTTGAAGAACCTATTTTTGACCTACTATGGCGAGGCGGGGCTGCTCTCCGCCGAGTACGCCCGGCAGGCGCTTGAACTCGACCGAACCCTGGCAAGCGAGCGGCTCGCCATTCTCCGGCAGTACAACGACGCGGCGCTTGCGGCCGACGCCGCGAATGTCGCGGCTGCCAACAGCCGAGACAGGGACTACAACGCGCGCATCATGACAGCCCAGGGCGACACGTCCGGGGCCGCGCTCTATCAATCCGACACAAAGGGCGCGGCGGAGCTGGCGGCCCTCGCATCGACCTATAAGGCTGTCTACGGCGAGACATACTCGTCCATGCAGACCTATGCCGACGAGGTCAAAAAACTATCGTCGGTTCTGGCAATGGAACGCGCTTCCATTGTCGCGCAGCAGGAGTTTGCGGTCGCCTCCCAGCTTGCGCAGAAAGCCGTGCAGCTCGCCTCCCAGGCGCAGCAGGACGCGGAAACAGCCCTTGCCGCGGGAAAGGCCGATGTCTCGACCGCGCAAAGCGCGGAGTCCAGCGCGCGTTCGGCCTATGTCTCGGCGATTCAAGCGAACGTCACTGCCACTCAGACAAACACCACGGCTCTCGCTGCGGTCGCATCCGGCCTGCATTCCTATATCGCGACCCTTGCGACAGGCGAAAACTCGCCGCTGAGCCCGGCGGAGCAGCTCGCCGCGGCAAAGACTCAGTTCGTCACGGATCTTGTCAACGCGCAGGGCGGAAATCAGACCGCCGCCGGCGCCTTGTCGGGCGACGCGAGCACGATGCTCACCGCAGGCGCCGCCTACTATGGCAAGAGCAGCGAGCAATACGCCGCGCTGTTCAAGGAAACATCGCAGCAGCTTACCGGCGTTGAAGCTTATTACATTACAGAAGCAGCGATTGCGCAAAAGGCGCTTGATGTTGACAAGGCAATTCTGGCGCTCGCCCAGGACCAAAACATAGACATCGTTGCGCTCAACACCGCCATCAAGGACGCCGAAGCCGGAAATATGGCCGGGCTCGACGCCCTGACAAAGACGGTCAGCGCAAGCGCAGCCGATGTCGCGGCGCTGGCGACAATCAGGGGAGTCATCGCGGAGGCTGCCCACGGCAACATCCTGTCACTCGACGGACTGAAACAGGCTTATATCGACACCGGGCTTGGTGACATTCGCAAGCTGGACGAGCTGATTAAGTCCGTCACCGACGCCGGCAACGGCACGGACGCTGTTATCAAGCTGGTGCAAGAGGAACTGATTTCCTCCAACGCCCTCGCGAAGACCGCCGGTGACGCCGACATTATCGTGAACAAAAGCCTGTCGGACATGGTCAGGGACGCCCAGGCAACCGCGGCCGAAACCAGCAAGTCCTTCAGCGGCCTGATTGCAGCGGTGACTTCCGGCGGCAGCGATACCGCCGGGGCGCTGCGGGAGTTTTCCACGCGCATAGGCGACATGGCGAGCGCGGCGGCCGACGCCGGCACGAGCCTGAGCGAAATGGCGACAGCGATCGGCGAGCTTGAATCCAGCTCCGCGGAGGGCCTCAAGCAAGCGGCCGAAGCATTCGCCGGGGCCGCGACAACCGGCGCCGGGACCACCTCCAAAGCCATCGACGACGCGCGCGCAGCCCTCACGAAAGCCCTCGGCGAAGACGGGGCCGCGCGCACGAAGGACATCACCGACGCCATGGGCGAGATAGCAAAGGCCCAGGCAACCGCGACAGGCGACACCAAAGCGGCGCTCGACGCAGCTCAAAAGGATCTGGCGAAAGCCCTCGGCGAGACAGGCGCGGCCCAGGCAAAAGACATTGCCGACGCCATGGACGAGCTGGCGAAGGCCCAGGCCAGCGCAAAAACCGACGCAGCCAAGACGCTGGACGAGGCGCAGAAAGCCCTCGCGAAAGCCATCGCCGATACCGGCGCCGCCCAGGCAAAAGACATCACCGACGCCATGGCCGCGATCGAAAAGGCGCGAGCAACCGCGGAAGGCGAAGCCGCGAAGGCGCTCGACGCGGCGCAGAAGGCGCTCGCCAAGGCGCAGACCGAGACAGGCGCGAAGCAGGCGAAGGACATTGCCGACGCCATGAAAGCGGTCGCTGACGCCCAGGACGCCGCGACCAAGGCGCAGCCTTCGGTGCTCTCGACCGCCTTTGACGTGCTGGCGAAAGCGCAAGCCTCCGCGGCAGGCGGGACAAACAACGCGATCGACGCCGCGCAAAAAGCGATCGTCGGCTCCCAGGGCTCGGCGGTCGCATCGACCATCGAAGCTATCGGGCAGCTTTACGGGGCCTTCTCGACCGCGCAGCAGGCTGTCATCAACGCCCAGGCCAGAGCTGACGGGCTACAGGCGCAAGCTGACGCGGCAAAGGCGGCGCTCGCAGCCGCGACAAAGGCGGTTCCGGTCGCCCCCGTGCAGACGCCCGCTGCAACCACTCCGGCGGCGCCTGTCGTCGTCGCGCCCATTCCGCCCGCGGCAACCGCCAGCTCGACCGCGATTGCGACCGTCACGAAGGACTATCAGGACATGCTCGGGCGCTCGCCCGACCAAGCCGGGCTCGCGTATTGGGTCAGCGCGCTGCTCAACGGCAAGACCAATACCGACGTGCGAAACTCGATTGCGGCGCTGCCGGAATATCAGGTGCGCCTGGATTATGTGACGCTACTCGGCCACGCGCCCGACAAGGAAGGTCAGGACTACTGGGTTGATGCGATAACAAACAAGGGCTGGACCAACGACATGGTCATTGCAGCCATCAAATCGGGCGCCCAGTACAAGGCCCTTCATGGCGCGGCCGGCGGCGGTTGGATCGGGAACGGCGAGTGGGGCCGCGACAGCGTCCTGGCGTCGCTGGCAGGCGGCGGCGGCGTCGCCCTGGCCGGCGGAGAGTTCGTCGTCACCGCGCCCTCGGCCGCGCGCTACTCAAGCATTCTGCCCAGCATCAACCGCGGGTCTTATTCGAACGACAACGGCGCCAGCTCGGCCGCCGTGCTCGACGAGCTGCGGGCGCTGCGGGCTGAGCTGGCGCTGCTGCGGCAGACCAACGCCGCCGGGCATGTCGCGGTCGTGCGCGAGGTCGCGGCCGGCAACGCCATCGCGGCGAGCGGCGAGACAATCGCCAAGCTGCGGGCCTCGCGATGATCTATCTCGTGGAAATCACCGGCCTGCCGCCGGGGGCCTCAAGCCCTGAGATCGCGCGCTATTGCAGCGGCGAAAGCTTCGTCACCCTGCCGGGCGACACGCCGCCCAACACAAAGTATCTGCCGCGCATCAAAGACCCTGGCACCTATGAGCGGCACATGTGGCGCTATGGCACGACCCGCGGACGCGGAGAAGTGTCGTGCGGCTCAGTGACCCTCGCCAACGCCGATGGGGAGCTTGATTTCCTGCAAGGCTGGGATCTCGACGGGCGCGCGCTGACCATCCTCCGCGGCGATCCTGCCGCCGGCCGAACCTCATTCACCACCTGTCTCGCGGGCACGATGGACGGCTGCGCTGTGACCTGGGCGACCGTCTCAATTCGCATCCGCGACACCGCCGCCATCGTCGCAGACAAGCTCATCGTGGCCGATCGCTTCCTCGGCTCGAATGTGTTGCCCGCGGGCGTCGAAGGGGTTCCGGAGGACCTCAAAGGCAAGACCAAGCCGTTTCTCGTCGGCGAGGCCGCCAACTTCGCGCCGCCGCTGGTCAATACGAGCACGAACACATTTATGATTTCCGTTGTCGGCATCTACCAGATTGTGGGGGTGTATGATGCCGGCGTGGCGCTCAATCCAGGCGTCGCCCGCGCCAATGTCGCGGCCCTGCAAGCCGCCGCGCCCGCCGCCGGGGCTTATGATTACAGCCTCGGGTCAGCCAGCGAGGGCGCATATTTCCGCCTGGGCAGCTCGCCCGGCGCGGACATCATCACCTGCACGGCGAGGGCTTCCGCTCCGGCCGGCTGCACCGTCGCTCAGTGCGTCTCGACGCTGTTGGCGAGGGCAGGCGCGGCAGCCTCCGGCGTCGCCGCGCTCGACGCCCTGCAACCCGCTGTCGTGGGCTATTGGGTTGCAGTCGGGGGCGACATAACAGCCGCGACGGATGCGGAGCTGCCGACAGCCGGCCCCCAGACAGGCCCCGTGCTCGACGCGCTCTGCGCCTCCGCAGGCGTGAGCTGGGCGCCAGAGCGCGACGGGACATTCCGGCTGCGCCAGCTCGCCCTGCCTTCCGGCGCGCCCTCTGTCCATTTCGCGCCCTGGCAATACCTTGACACGCTGACCATGCTGCCGACCGAAGACGACGGCCGCGGGATTCCTTGTTACGAGGTCGAGCTGCACTACGGGCAGAACTTCACGACCCAGACGGGCACGCAGGTTGCGGGCTCTGTGACCGCGGCCCGGCGGGCATGGCTCGGCCTTGCCGATCGGGCGGCGCGGGCCTCCAACCCAGCGATATGGAATCCGGCCACGCAGACAGGGCGCAACCCGTCGAGCAAGCCCGCGACAATCAAGACCTACCTTCGCGACGAGGCGGCGGCGCTTGCGGAGGCAACCCGCTTGCTCGGGATCTACGGCGCCAAGCTCTCGTACGTGTCCTTTCAGGTGGCGTCCGATCAGGCCATAGGGGTGGACATCGGAACGCTGCTCACGCTTGATACGACTCGGTTCGACCTGTCCGGAAAAACGCTGTTGGTGACAGGATTTCTTGAAGCCTTCGCAACCGGCTCGACCACCCTCTATTGCTGGGGCTGATCTTTCATGGGCAATTGCATCATCGCTGCACCTGACGCTGTCCTGACACCGGGCGTCTCCGTCTCCGGCGGCTCATGGCTGCCCGCCCTGCCCGCCTCCAACCTGCTGCGGCGCGAATTCGCCTATCTTGCGCGAAGCACCGACGCCGCTCCGGCTTCGACGCAATTCATGCTCGATTTGGGACAAACCCGCGACGTGCTGGTGATTGCAGTGCCTGCCTGCAACGGTTCGTTGTCTGCGAAGATTCGCGTTCGTGGCAACAACAATGCGGCGCCGATGGATGCGGTGCCAAGCTATGCGCTCGATCTCACGACAGCCGCGACATTCGGGGCGGAGGTTGTGCGGACAGCCCTTTCAACGCCGGGGTGGGGAGCCTCAAACGCAGCGAGCGTGTCATCGGTCAAGCTGACAGCCCCGGCCGCAATCGCAAGTGGAACCTACACCTATGTTTTGCAGGTCATCGGAACGAATAACATCGGCACGTTCGGCGGGTTCGTCACAGCTGGCGGTTGGGGAACGGGGACAACATACATTAACAAGGCGACTGGGCAACAAACCGGCCTGACTATTACGGTTGTCGCAGGCGGTTCAACATGGTGGTTGAACGGCTGGGTCGATGGCGGCATCAACACTTTTGTCATGTCGGTATCGCCCGGCGTGGTCATCTGCGGTTTAAATGGCGGCCCCCCGCAGACAATCGCTATTACCTTACCGGCCTATCCATATGTCAACATCGGTGGAAGCCCATGGGACATGGACATGGGACTCGGCAAACCAGGCATCATGGACGGCGCGCCGCTGTACGGTGCCATCTATCCCGTAGCTGTCTCGGCCGCCGAAGTGCAGCGGCTCTCCGTCGCCGGAGCTGACAAGCCGGTTGCGCTGTCGTCCAACCTACCGCTTGCGGACACCGGCTGGCGTCCGCTCTATGGGCCGATCTATCCGATTGATACGCTCTGGTGGGGCAGCCAATACCTCTGGGACGGTGTCTCGACTCAGGAGGATGTCGCGGTCTTTCCCCAGCCCTGGATTGCGGTTCTGCCGCAGCCTGTTGTCGCGCGCTATTGGCAGGTCGAAATCTCCGACCCGACCAATGCAGCAGGCTATGTGCAGCTCCCGCGCATCGTGCTGGCGCCGGGCTGGCAACCGACGCGCAACATGCAGTACGGCGCGACGCTCGGCATTGAAGATACTTCGCAGGTGCAGACATCGCTCGGCGGGGCTGAGTTCTTCGACCTACGCGCCAAGCGGCGGGTCGCCCGCTTCACCATCGGCAAGCTGCCGCAGAACGAGGCGACATCCCAGGCGCTGGTAATGCAGCAGCGGCTCGGTATCAGCGGGCAGGTGTTCTTTGTCTGGAACCCCGACGACACCGCCAACCTTGGGCTCAAGTCGTTTCTCGGCCGCATGCGGACGCTCTCACCGCTTGAAGCTGCGGCGCATGGGCGGATGAACGCGCCTTTTGAAATTCTGGAAGTCGTCGCATGACAAACATCGTTGGCACTTGGGCCGGCATCAGCATCGACGCTGATACCATGTCAAGCCGTGGCTATCTGGACCTGATTGTCGTCGGCGGCCGGCAGTATCCGCGCATGTTCGGATACATGGCCGCGCACCTGACGGAAGCAAATACCATTCTTGGTAGCGCCGGCCTGCTGTTTATCAGCACCAGCAGCACAAGCCTCACTGTCGGCACCGGCTCGCGCTCCCTGACCATCGGCGCCGGCAAGGGCTTCGTCGCTGGGCAGCCTGTCCTCGTCGCCAGCACGCCCACGCCGACGATCTACATGTATGGCCTTGTCACCAGCTACAATTCCGCAACCGGCGCGCTCGTTGTCACTGTCTCCGCTGCAAGCGGCAGCGGCACGCTTTCGGCCTGGACTGTCTCGCTGTCGGGCGCTCAGGGACCGGTCGGCAATGCCGGCTCAGGCACGACGCTGGCGGCCCAGGCCGATGGCGTGAACATCACCGCTGCACCACGCGCCGCCATCAATGCCACGTTGTCGCTTATCGCGGCCGACGACAGCGCCAACAACCGATTCAGCGTCGCGCTCAAAGGCGACACCGCCTCTCCTGGCGCCTATCGCGCCTATGGCACCGACGCGGCGGGCACGCGCGGATGGGTGCCCGGCAATGCGGTGATGCGCTCCGCTCGGTCTGCGAACACCATCCTTGCCGGCGCGGATAGCGGGGCGTTCTTCGATTGCTCCGGCACATGGACTCAAACTTTCACCGCCGCCGCAACTTTGGGTAATGGCTGGTTTTGCCGCATCCGCAACAGCGGCGCGGGTGACATCACACTCGACCCGAACGGCTCTGAGACAATCGACTATTTGACGTCGTACATCATGTATCCAGGCGAATGCCGAACCGTCATGTGCGACGGCACGGCGTTTTATTCGATAATAGAACAGCCGTTCTACAAGGTTTTCACTGCATCCAGCGGAACCGGGTTCGTGCGACCTCCCGGCTATTGGCAATTCGCCGGCATGGCGTGGGGCGGCGGCGGCGGCGGCTACAAGGACACCGCGTTTCCGTCTGGTGGCGGCGGCTCCGGATGCACCCCGTTTACGATCCCTTCGTCGGCGCTGTCTGCAACAAATCCCATCGTGATTGGCGCGGGTGGCATCGGTCCCAGTGCGTCCGGCCCTGGCGGCGACGGCGGCGTTACCACGTTTGGCCCCGTCACCGGTTTTAACGGCGGCGGCTCCGTCTACCAGAATGGTGGCGCCGGCGGCGGCATTCTGAGCGGCGGTAGTGGGAATAACCCAGGAAATCCTTGGCATGGTTCGGGGGGTAGCCGCCCTCATTTTGGCGGCGGACAGAACGGCATGGAAAGCGTTTACGGTGGTGGTGGCGGCGGCGCCTACGCGGGACAGGCTGGGGGCGCCTCGTTGTACGGCGGCGGCGGCGGCGGAGGTGGGAAATATACTCCTTACCTTGGAGGCGTATCCGTCTTTGGCGGAGCCGGCGGTCCGTCAAACTCTTCGACTTCCGGTGGCGACGGTATCGCGCCGGGGGGCGGCGGCGGCGCCACCGAGACGGGCACCAAGGCTGGCAACGGCGCCCGTGGTGAACTTCGCATTTGGGGAGTCTGCTGATGCGCGCGGCAATCATCGCGGACGGCGTTGTGACGAACGTTATCGAAGTCGAAGCCCTTGCCGATTGGCCGGGCGCCATTGACGCCGAAGGCGCGGGCATTGGGTGGACATGGGACGGCACCACCCTTGCGCCGCCGCCACCGCCGCCACCGCCGCCGCTCGTGCAATCTGACCAGCTCGCCGCGCGTGTGGAATTCCGCGCGCGCAAGCTCGAAAAAGCGGGCGAGCTGCTCAAAGCCTACGCCCTTCGCAACAACCTTTAGGAACCGCCATGGCAGCCCGCATTGCCTACCCGACAAACACCCCCTGGGGTGCCCAGCTCGCCGAGCTGGCATCGACTGTCATCCACGCGCAGCAGCTCTCGCTCCGCATTGTCGCAGCTTTCAACTCCATGTCTGCGGGCGGCGCCGGCCCATGGACGGCGCTAGAGGCGGAGCTAGGGCTTGCCGCGGGCGACGGCACCAAGATGTATGAAGTCGCGAACAACGCGAAGGCGAACCTCGCTGCGGTCGGTGGCATGGATCAGATCGACATGGGGCAGTAGCAGAGCGCATAAGGTCGCGATGCTCAGCATTCATCACTATCACCATTTTCCCGAGATTCCGGCTGCGGGATTTGGTGTCACCCTGAGCGCGGCCGGGCTTGCTACAATCACCGCCTATCTCGCCCGAATTGAAAAGGACATCGCACACATGACCGGACAGCTCGACGGCCTGCGGGCCGCGGTAGAGCGCACGACAGGGGTTGTCGCCTCCGCTGTCGCGCTCATTCATGGACTTTCCGACAGGCTAAAGGAACTTCCTGACCCGGACGGCGAAATCGCCACGCTCACCGCAGCGCTTGAGGCCGACGCATCGGCGCTTGGAACCGCAGTAGCAGCCGCGCCACTGCCCGGAGAGCCTGTGCCAGAGCCGGAGCCGGAGCCTGAGCCTGTCCCGCCTGAGCCGACGCCGGAGCCCCCGCCAGCTTCAACCTGACGCCGCTGAGCTGACAACAAGCTGAGTGCCTACGCGGCGCGGCCGATGCAGGCTGCGCCGCGACTGCTCCGCGGGCCTTGAAGGAACCGACATGCCAGCAGACGACGGCCCGCGCTATGACGCCTTCCGTCGCTGGTCGTCGGCTGTCACATTTATTGTCGGCCTCTGCTCCGGCGCGGCCGGGCTCATCATCGGCGCGACGTGGCAAGTGGCTTCCTACGACAGCCGTTTGTCTGCACTTGCGAGCGGCGGAACAACCCAAGCCGCGGCCCTCGCTGCCGCCTCAATCCGCCTCACCGCGATTGAGCTTGCGCATAGCAGCATCGGAGAGCGGCAGAACTCCATGCAGCACGACACCGCCGAGCTGCAAGACAATGCGAAACACGTCAACGACCGGCTCGACGCGTTGCGCGACCAAGCGGCGAGCTTGCGGGAGGTGCAAGCCGGCATGTCGGCGCAGCTCTCGTTTCTTTACCAGCACGGCTCTGGTACTAAGCGGTGACGCTGGGGCGGTTCCTGGCTTTGGCCTGGTGCCTGTGTGCGGGATGCTCGGCCGCCACGGACGCCGGATTGCCGATCCCTCCGCCGTCGCCTTCGCCTTCCCA